GCGATACCGGGCACCGCTTCGTGTCAGGTCTCCAAATGGTGAACGTCACCTTGACGATGTTTATGAACTACGGAACTGGCGAAATTGAAGCCACCCTGTTTGATCAAATCGGCGACGGCACCACCACTCTGGTCATCTCACCAGCAGGCACAACCGAGTCCGCAAGTAACCCTGAGTACACGATCAGTAATGCCATGTTGGCTTCGTTTACGCCGATCGTCACGACCGTTGGAGAGCTCAGCCAAGTAAGCGTCAGTTATGTCGGAGGCACTTGGGCCCGCGACATAACCAACCCGTAATCAACAACTAACAAAAGGACCCCGACATGATTGGCATGACGTTAAAAGTAGAAATGGCTGACGGTGAAACATTCGAAGCACCGATCACCTACGGAGTTGCGTGCAGGTGGGAAGATCACCACCCCACGCTCTCCGTGGGCCGTTTCTTAGAAGACATGAAGTTCAAGCCTCTCGCATGGTTGGCTTGGGATGCGTTACGAACCAAGAAGATTGTGGTGCCGTTGTTTAGCACTTGGGTTGAAAACGTCATGGATATCACGTTTATCCCAAAAGCGAAACAGGGCCCGCAGGAAGAGCCACAAACCTGATCGCGCAGCTCGCTGTTCGTACAGGCATCAGTCCGTTGGATCTGATGGAAACACCAGCCCAGATCATTGACGAAATGATCAGGTTGATAATTGAGCAGAACGAGAGCAAGAAGTGAGTCTTGGAATAGATCTGAAACCAACTGGCCTAAAAGAGGCGTTGCGAACGATCAATTCTATAGACCCTAAACTGCGTCGCGCTTACGGCAAGCAGATCCGTGACCTAGGCAAGGTCGTTGTTGACGCGATCACTCCTTTGGTGCCCTCGTCGTCGCCCACTCGAGGCATGGATGGACCGTGGCGTACCGGGTGGAAGAACGGTCAGACGCGCAACATTGTTGTCAAGACCAACACTCGAAAAGCGCGTAGACGAAACATTCAAAAAGGTGCCCAGTATGAAACGATTGGAACTATTACCGTCGGCACAAAAGGTGCAGCACTCGCGATTGCAGATATGGCTGGCAAAAGTGGCAATAGAGGCCGTAGTGGTCCGCGTGCTCGTCCAAACTTTGCTGGCGTCCTTAATTCAAGTCTTGGGCGCGGTCCGTCGCGCATGGTTTGGGCTGGTGGCGAAAAAGCGATCCCAGACTTTCAAAAAGCCTTAGAGCCTGTTATCAAAGAGGTAATCTTTGAAGCGAACAAAGAATTGATGAAGGTGAACCGCTAATGGCAATTAACATTCCAATTCTTACCGAGTTTTCAGACTCAGGTATTAAGGCCGCTAAAGCTGCTTTCGGTAATTTTAAAACTGCTGTTGGTGACGCTGAAACTGGCATGGGCAAGTTTAAGGCTGGCTCGAAAGTCGCTTTAGACGCAGTTAAAGCGAACGCTGGAAATCTTGCGTTGGCTGGCGGGGCAGCTCTTGCAACTTTTGCAACTAAAGCAATCACAGCCTTTCAAGATATTGCGTTAGCGTCAGGCAAATTTGCTGATGCGACAGGTCTGGCCGTTGAGGACGCGTCACGATATATTGAGGTAGCAGGCGATCTCAGTATCCCGGTGGACGCCGTTGAGGGTGCGATTGGTCGACTCAATAAAACGATTGGTGCGGACCCAGACAAGGTGCGAAACCTTGGTGTTGACCTTGTTTATCTCAATGACGGTTCGTTAGACGTCAACGCAACTTTTCTTAAAACCATTGAACGAATCAAAGGCATTAAAGACCCAGCCGATAAAGCAAGGGTTGCGGCGCAGCTGCTTGGTAAGGGCTGGCAGTCCATGTCGGAACTCATTGAGATGGGCGCGGACGATCTTAAAGCCTCTTTAGATTCTGTGTCGAGCGCGCAAGTGATATCGGATGAGGAACTAGCAAAGGCTAAAGAGTACCGAGACACTATTGATGATCTTGGCGATCTTTGGAACGGTTTTGTTATTAACGCTGGCGGTGTTTTTCTTGACATCGTGTCCGACGTAAAAGATTTGACCAGTTGGGAAGGATTAGGTAGACAACTAAAAGAGGGACCTCTTGGAAGGGCTCTCGGCGCATTAGGCGGCTTATTTAACGACAACGAAGAGAACGCAAAAAAAGCAGAAGAAGCCGCAAAATCTCTCGGCGATGCGTATAGCGGATATGTCAGTTCAAGGCTTGCAGAAAGTCGCGAAGACATGCTTTTAATGAACCTTGCAATTGAAGATCAAGCCGAAGAATTAGCAATTATTGACCTTAAATGGCAGTCGTTGATTGGCACGCTAAAACTTGAAAGTGCAATAACAGACGCTAAAGAACAGTTAACTGACTTAAAAGATAAAGCGGTTGAGGCGTATGGCGGTTCAAAAGAGGCAGTTGATGAATATAACGAAAGCCTGATTAACGCTCAGCTGATGGTTCTTGCCCTTGCTGGCACAGTGACGTTAACTAATGCGGAAAAGAATCAGATTCGAATCCTTGTTGATACTGAACAATTAGATCGCGCTATTACTTTAATTGATCGAATTGGAAGAGGAGTTAACTTAGGAATTGAAGAACGGCGGTTTGGTGGCCCAAGAGCCCTCGGGGGTCCGGTCGTTGGTGGTTCGAGTTACCTTGTGGGTGAGCGCGGGCCAGAGTTGTTTACGCCGTCGTCGTCTGGGAACATCACGCCAAACCACGCGATGGGTGGCGGTGCCAATATCACGGTCAATGTGAACGGTGGCGACCCTGACGCAGTGGTGCGAGCAATCCAAAAATATGCTCGACAAAACGGTGCGATCCCATTGCAGACCACGACAAGCGCAAGGTTCTAAATGGCTATCACAACCGCCTTTACGATCACGATTGGCAACCTTGGCGCGTCATATGACATCACGTCGGAAGTCATGTCGTTCAATGTCAACACGCAAGTCTCGTTGGCTGAGATCGGAACCAGCAAAGGCTCAATGCTCATTAAGAACTTCACGGGTTCTTTTACACCAGGTGGCGGCGGCACCTATGGGTCGGTTGACTGGTTTAATCAGGCCGTACTTATTAACGGCACAACAACGGTCGGCGGTGTGCCTACCAGTTTTAAACTGTTTCACGGCATCGTTGACCAGTTCGCGTTGGATGACAACGGGATTAACTCGTATGTGACCATTTCGTTTATTGACGCTTTGACTTCTGGCGGTCGCTCCGCAACAATAGGCACCGCCTTTGGTGTTGATACTGCTTCAGCAATTATTGAAGAATTTTATGAAAACTTGACATCTGCAAACCCTGCACAATTGCCTACCCTTGGCGGCACCAATACTGGTTACACAGTTACAACAAAATTGTTAACAAACGATTACGATGTTCAATGCAATACAGCGGGCATTGGCAACAGTCTCAATTCGTCAATTTCACTTATTGTTACCCCTGTCGGACCTGCAATGATTATTCCGACAACAATCACTTTAACTAACCCTGACTTTGGTTACGAACTTATTGATTACACAATGACTCGAAACGCCGCCAACAGGACAACGTTTCTTTTCAAAGATAAAACAATTTCAGGGACACAACTGCCTATTGGTGAACTTGTTACTGGTTACGACGAAAACCAACTTACAAACTACGTTACATACACTTCCTCAGGTGGCGGCAACACGTTAACTAGTTTCAACGCAACGTCAACGACTAAATACGGGCAACGGTTTAGGTCTTACACACAAACGGGTTTTAATACAACTGCACAATTAACTACTTCAGTTAATTCGTGGATTAACCGTTTTGGTGAAATAACTTTTGCACCTCAGGAAGTGACGCTAAGTTCTAAAATGGTTCAGTCCGCAGCTGCTGACGCTGCCGAACCGTTTTGGAACAAGATTCTTGACATTGAATCGGTCATGTGGCAACCCGTCCAGTTGACCTATACGCCGACCGGGTGCGCTCAACAAACCAAAATGTCGGTTATTGCTAGTCGCCGTATTTCGGCTACACCGTCGGACTGTCAAGTAACCTTAGGTTTGTTGCCTGCATACCAGTATCAGAGTTTTATTTTAAACGACACTTATTTAGGGATACTCGACAGCAGTCGAGTCGCATAAAGGAGAAAATATGAGTTTCCCAGTGTTCGCCTCGGGCGATGTATTAAACGCAACAGATATGAACGCAGTGGGTTTGTGGCTTGTTAGTTCAGGCACTATTACTGCAACTACAGCAGGCAACTTTGACAATGTCTTCACAGCTGATTACGCCAATTACCGAATCACTGTGAATGCCACGACAGGGGCATCTACAGCCCCATCACTAGAATTTGCATTAAGAGCAAGTTCAAGCACATTGTCTGGTGACTGGTACCGAACCTCAATTACTTCAAGTAACTCCGCCGGCCCGACTCGGGCATGGTCTGCAACTGGATCGTCTACTTGCCAAGTTGGCAATGTTTCAGACGCTAGAGGAGGTCAAATAATCATTGACGTATTCCAACCACAAACCAGCGACAGCACACGAATAATTAGCCAATCGCAAGCATGGGGTTCGGCGGCTAGTAACGCTGGCACATTCTGGAATGTGGGCGACACCGATGTCGGCACAGGTTTCAGGCTTTCTTGTGCCAGCAACTTCACAGCAACTGTTCGAATCTACGGGTACCGCTGATGGAAAATTCAATAGTTGAAATAGACGGCGTAAAGCGCCCAATGACAGCCGAAGAAATAAAGAAGTATTTAGATGATGCTTTAAGTTACAAAAATACTGAACCAGACGAACCGACTGAAGAATGAAAACTCTTGCCGTAATCGCCGCTGTCGCCATAGCACTCATGCTGGTCATCACTAGCTGTAGCGACCGCACTCGAGACACCTGCGAAACCAAACCCACAGCCCCAAGGTGCGAACAATGAAGAAGTACACCAACTCAGAGATCAAGGCCAGACTTATTCTCATCGTCGGCATCACACTCTCGGCGACATTCGTCCTCAGCACAGGGTCACTGATCTACGGACTGCTTTTTGTCATCCAGCCGATTGACAAAGTTTCGCCCAATGACGAATCTGCATGGGCTCTCTTGTCGCCGATGATGCTCTTTCTCACCGGAGCATTATCAGGAATCCTGGCAAGTAATGGCCTAAAGGACAAAGGAGACAAACAAGATGACTGACTATCCGGTACTACCCCTGATCATGCCGACCGACCTAGAAGGTCAAAAGAACGGCGAAATCAAACCAGCCTTACTTCGAGACATCAAAGCACCGAACGGCAAACTACACAGCCTCGCGGCCACCGCATGGAACGCGCTACAACTCGCCGCGTACTTTGACGGAATAGAACTCAAGCACGTCGGCGCATACCGCCCACTAACCCAACAGACAGCCCTTTTCAATGAACGGTACGAAGCCAAACCCAACTTTCGTAAACCCCAAGTGACCCGCAAATACAACGGGCAAGTCTGGTGGCTAAAACAAGGTTTCGCCCCAGCAGGCACACCTGGTACGAGCAACCACGGCTGGGGGCTCGCCATAGATGTCGCGTCAGCTTCAGGCAAACGACTCGAATGGCTACTTGGCGACGGATTTTCCACCAGCAACGCCCTCAAGTTTGGGTTCTCGTGGGAAGTCAAATCGGGCGCTAACGCTGAAGCATGGCATATCCGCTACGTCTGCGGAGACAACCTGCCACAAGCCGTCCTAGATGCCATAGCGGCTTTTCCTACACTCGACGCGCGGTGACTTGACATTTGGTCTGGGAGTCGGTCTAATGACTGACAACCAAGTGCGTCCCGTGATAGCGGGACCCCGACCGCAGGAGGAAACAATGCAACCATCCCTTTTTGACGTTCTCGAAGTTCCAGCCGAGAAACTCAAATACGAAGCCTTCAAAGAAGCGAACCCGTGGGTCATTGAACGACTCACTAAAATGTGTTACGCGCTGTACAACAACGGCCACAACCATTACGGCATTGGCGCACTTGTAGAAGTCCTACGTTTTCAGCACTCAACCACTTACGACCCGAACAGTGAGTTCAAATTCAACAACAACTATCGCGCCTATCTGGCACGCGAAATCATGCAAAACAACCCAATGCTTGAAGGATTCTTCAGCACCCGCAAATCAGTTGCGGACCTATCAGAGGACTACTAATGAACCTTAAACGACTTACCTTTTTAGCCTTAGGCACTTACGCAATGTTGGCAATCTGGGCGATAACAGACGTACAGGAATCGTCACCGATGCTTACTATTGCGCCCCGGCAAACAATCACATTGCAAGACCTAACACCTCAGCAACTTGCCGACCGCGCAGAAGAACTACTAGCAACAACCACAACCAGCACCACTAGCACGACCGTCTTAACGTCACCACGGATCGCAGAGGTACCACTCGAAACCAAATGCCAAGAATGGTTCCCTGAAGCAATCTCGGTCGGTTGGCCCAACAACACCGAGACACTGCAAAAACTCGGTCGCCTGCTTTGGAAAGAAACCCGATGCCTAAACATCACACCAATGTCCAGTGACCCCGAACTAGCAGACCGTTTCAACGGCCACGACCACGGCGTCGCTCAGATCAACGAGATCCACACCAAGTACGTGGAACAAGTGTTCAATATGCCATTTGCTGAAGCCATGAGCGACCCCACGCTCAACCTCAGATTCGCCTACCTGCTTTATTCCGATATTGCTGAGGGTGGCGGTTGCGGATGGAAACCTTGGCGACTGTGCTAGACCGCTGGTGGGATCACGCAGCTTGTCGAGGCATGGATCTAAACCTGTTCATCTTTGAACCTGGTGAACGGTACTCACGCCAAAAAATTGCTGAAGCAAAAGCCGTTTGCGCGACCTGCATCGTTAGGCCGTCTTGTCTCGCCGAGTCCCTCAAATATTCCACAACCCAACTTGAGTGCTACGGCATATGGGGGGGTCTCACATGGAAAGAACGCCGCCAACTACAATCCGACACAAACCCAGCGACACCGCTGGTGTACCGTGACGGCAAATACCGACAAATTAAGGAGCCCCGACCATGACCAAAGAATTAGCGGAATTGACCGCCATGATCTCCAAAGCCGACATTGCGATGAAAGCATCTATCTGGGAGATTGAACGCCTCAGAGACGACGTGGCAATGCTTAGAAAGGCGCTCTTTGAGTTGGCTTATGTTGCCGAGGAGAACGGTATTTATCTGTCCAACCTCACCCGGTCAACTCAAGATGCGATCGTCGCCATGAGGCTCGGAGGTTTCAAGTGAACTGTGATATTTGTGCGTGCGGTTTTAATTCGGCTGATATGCGTATGCGTACCGAGTTACGCGGCATCTGTCTCAAATGCGCCGAAGAGTTTGGTTTCAAAGGAATGACAGTTGAGGAAACTGCCCGTTGCGTAGCCATGATTCGAGTGGTCAACAATCTCAAAAACCAAACGCCTGCACAGGCCCGACACTTAAAGGACATGGAATCATGAGTTTTAACCCAGCCGACTACGCCGAAGTAGCAGAACGCTTGCCACTGTTTTGGACAGACTGCGCACGCGGACGCATTATTACCGAAATTATTGTTGACGACGGACAACGCATCGTTATACGCGCCGAACTGTACGCCGACATATGCGACGCAGTCCCGACCACCACGGGTTACGCCGAAGAAATTCGTGGGTCATCTATGGTCAACAAAACGAGTGCCCTAGAAAACTGTGAGACCAGCGCCATCGGACGCGCCCTAGCGAATTACCAGTATCAGGGCTCCCGTAAGCGTGCCAGCCTTGAGGAAATGGTCAAGGTGTACCGCCAAGGACAAGAACCACAAACAACAACTAACGCGCCACAAGCTGCGCAACCACGCACCCAAACGATCGGGTCATCGGGTGAACCGCCGACCGCTAAGCAGTTGGGGATGCTTCGAGCCAAAAACTGGGAGGGTGCAGTACCTGCGACTAAGCGTGAAGCGTCCGAACTTATTGATCGGCTGATGAACGGTGGTTGAGCATCTACCTCCAGCAGTTGCCAAATGTCCCGATTGTGGCAGCACTGCCAAACGGTGCAAACGACCAAGCGAACACGACGCACACAAATGGCACAACTCACGCGAAAACCTATACGCCTCAATGCACCCTAATTGTGTTGCTTGTCAACAATGGTTAAGCGAGGGCCACAAGTGAGCGCAATATTAGAAGCCGACTTTCAAAAGACCGTTATAACATTGGCTAAATTGCATGGTTGGCGAGTAATGCACACACACCCAGCCTTAGTCCGACCGGGCAAATGGATCACACCCAACACAGGCAACCAAGGATTCCCCGACCTAGTAATGACCCACCCTTTCCGAGGCACCATCTTTGTCGAATTAAAAGGTCCCAAAGGTGTCGTCAGTAACTTGCAATGGGACTGGATTAACGCGCTTGAAGACTCAGGCGAAGAAGTCCACGTCTGGCGGCCCAAAGACCTAGAAAAGATCAGCGACCGACTAGCAAGGAAACCCGACAATGGATGACGACTTAGAGATTGCATATCGACTTATGCAGACAGAACGAAACCGCTGGCGATCCTGTGCAATCCAACTCGCCGACATCCTGTACAAGCGACTCCCCAACCTTCCAGACTTGGACGGCTTCTATGAACTATTAAACGAAACAACAACCGAAAGCCTCAACGATGACTGAGTTCATGCAACCAATCAACCCGATACGAATTACAACAGGAAGCGACGAATGGTCATTTAAAACCCCAGTGTTTGCGCTCGCCGTACAAGACGAGAAAGTTACCTATCTGACAATCAACGGCAACTTCTATCGTCCCGATCAAATCAAGTTTGCCGAGATGAACATCAACGGCCAATGGGTTGCACTCGAATCCCACAAGCACCAAACCGTTGACCCTCATTGACCTGACTGGTTGAGCGCGTCTAGCGTCCCATCACAACTGACACCATCAGCTCCTAATGAGAGGAGCATTAGCCCTTGCAGGAATCTGACCTCTGCTTTGGGAACACTCGGGAACGAGGGTAGACGGTCGCGCCTAAGCGACCGATCAGCGTTCAAACGTACATTGCGAATGGTTGTCCACCGAACAAAAATAGACAGGCTTCCATGGGCTACTTGCCCTAAATAGTGGGGGACACAAACCACACGCGCAACCCATGACAAACGACGACAACCGAGCGAGTGCCCTTCTCGCTTGGGCGTCAGTTCCCTTGACCTTGACCTATGCTCTTGACATGAGCGGCAACCCTATCTACGGAACCAAACAATGGAAACAACTACGGGCCCAAGTCATCCAAGAAGAACCCGTATGCCACTGGTGCAGGCGAAAACCCAGCACCCAAGCAGACCACGTCATAGAAATCGACGCCGGCATAGACCCTTACGACAGAACCAACATCGTCGGATCATGCGCCAGCTGCAACGCCAGCCGAGGCGCCACATACGTCAACCGTAAAACCGCCGCTCGAATACAAAACCGCAACAACGCAACTAACGCAACGACCAAACCATCCGAAAAAAGAAAAACGGAAAAACCGTTTTCTTTTTTAGACAAACAGTCCAC